ATTTCAGATTCAGAAAGCGTTGAACCTTGCGTCTGCTGTTGTAGATACTTACGGAGGTATAAACAGAGCATTAAACGATAAGACAATGCCTTCAACAACCGCTCGTATTATTCAAGCGTCAATCGTTGGAGCAATGGGTTTGGCTAACGTATTAAAGATTTCAAAGACAGAATACGGAAACGCAAGCGCACCTTCTGGAACGAATATGAGTGCAGGAAGTGTAGGCGGTGGTACAGAAGCTCCTTCACCTGCGAACTTCGCCTTCTTACAGAACCAACCCAACCAACAACAACCACCGCTACAAGCGTACGTCGTGAGCGGTCAAGTATCAAGCAATTTAGAGGCTCAACAATTAATACAAAATCAATCAAGATTAGGAGGATAAACAATGAAAAAAATTAAAGTTATTGAATACGGAATCGACGAAGGTGGTCTATTAGGAGTGTATGCTATCAGCGTAGTGGAACAACCTGCAATCGGAGTAGACTTTGTCGCGCTATCAGAACAACACAACGTGAAGTTCAAAGAAGATTTTAGAGGTCTTTTGTACGGAGCATTATTGATTCCCGACCAACTCATCTACCGACGCAACGACGAGACGAACGAAGAATACTACGTTAAGTATTCGAAGGACACCATTCGCGCAATTGCTTACAACTATTTAAAACAAGCAAACCAAAACAACGCAACGGTTGAACACGCGAAAGTGGTTGACGGTGTTTCGTTGGTTGAAACGTGGATTATCGAAGGTGAAAATGACAAGAGTAAAAACTTCGGGTTTGACCTTCCAGAAGGAACTTGGTTCGGTTGTATGAAAGTGGAGAATGAAGAAGTGAAGAAGCAGATACAAAACAAAGAGGTTCTTGGTTTCTCAATTGAAGGAAACTTCATCGCAGAAAAAGAAATGTATTTGAGCGAACAACAACCCACCTTAATTGAAGAATTAGAGCAGTTGTTGACGTTAGCCACACAGGAAGAAATAGACGCGCGTTATGACGACTATATGAGCGCGGTGAATATGACATATTCAGAATTGAAAGCGTGGAGCGAAACAGAGTGTTCTCAGTTGGCTTCGTTGGATCGTTCACCTATCGAAAGAAATCTTGAATTGCTTCAAACAAACAAAGCGGATTGGACAAACAAACACTTCGAAGACGCAGGAAAGACAATTGCTTTCATCAATCGTATGCGCGAAAATACCGCAGGTGATATTTTAGAAGACAGCAATGGAAACGTTTGCGGAAGTAAGCGCACAATCAGTCTTATGAATTGGGCATATAATCCGAACAAGTAATGAACATAGAAGCAGGGGGGTTCTTAAAGGTCGAATTGTACAACGATGATGCAACCCTGTTTCTCAACGCGCTCACCAAAATAACGAATGAGGGCGGTAAAATGGGGTTTAAGACGTATGGACTCAACGAAGATGAATTGAAAGTATTGAACGCGATTTTAGATACTTTGGGATAAAAAAAAACGGAGGGAAATCACGCCCTCCGTATAAACCAAAAATCAAAAATTGAACTAAAAAAATCAATTATGAAACAAATCTACACGTTTTTATATTATACGCTCAAACAAACAATTAACAGAATTATGAATTTACGAGAAAAAGTAAACGCTCTATTCGCAAAACACAATGTTTCTCTCTCTGCTGAAGAAGTAGTTGAGGTGAAGCAAATGGTTGAAGCGATTTTAGAGGACGGAACAAGTATCTACACAGACAGCGACGTTTGGGCAGCTGGTGTTCGTGTATTCGGTAAAGACGCAGAAGGCAACGAGGTTGTTATCGCGGACGGAGAATACAAGACAGCAGAAGGAATTGTTGTTGTTGTTGAGGGTGGTCTTGTGACTGAGTTAAAACCAATGGAAGAAGAAGAAGCTCCAGAGGTTGAAGTAGTAATCGAAGAAGAACAAACTTCTGAGGTTGTTGCTGAGGAATCACTAAACGCAGAGGTTGAAGGACTTTTGTCGTTAGTTGCTAAGTTGGAAAGTGAACTTTCTGAAATGAAGAAAGCAAACGCAGAACTTTCAAGCGAAGTAACAAAATTAAGCGCACAGCCTGCAGCGCCTTCAATTAAAGAAGTAAAGCAAGCAAAACAAGTTCCTTCTAAGCCATACGCTAAAATGTCGGCTGAGGAGCGTTTCTTATTTAACCTTAAAAAATAAAAAATAATACAATTTAAAAAATGGCTACTACCACTTCATTAACTACCACTTATGCTGGTAAAGAAGCAGCAGGATATATCCGCGCTGCGTTTTTGAGTAACGAGTCTCTTGCAGCAGTTACTTTCAAAGAGAACATCGAGTACAAACAAGTTGTTCGCAAATTAGTTGACGACATCACTTTCGCTAACGCGACTTGTGACTTCACTCCAACAGGAACTGTAACTCTTACTGAGCGTGTTTTGACTTTAGAAAAATTCCAAGTTCACAGACAACTTTGTAAGAAAGATTTCTTGGCTGATTGGGAAGCAAAGTCTGAGCAAGACGGATTCCTTCACGCTTCATTGACTGACGCTTTAATTGCTAACGTAATGGCAGGTGTTGCAGCAAACAACGAGCGCGTAATGTGGCAAGGTGTTAACGCAACAGCAGGAGAATACGCAGGTTTCGAGACTTTGTTCTTGGCTGACGCTTCTGTTCTTGACGTTTCTTCACCTGTTGCAATCGACTCGACTAACGTTATCGACGAAATGAACCGTCTTGTTTTAACACTTCCAACACGCGTTCGTCGTGCTACTGAGAAGCCTGTTATCGCGGTTTCTTCTAACGTTGCTGAAGCGTTCAGAACTGCAATTTTAGGTCTTGGCGGTGGTTCTTACTTGTATCAAGGTGAGACTGTTAAAATGACTTGGCAAGGACAATACGACATCATCGAGTGTCCTGGTATGTCTGACGACACAATGGCTATGTTCCAAAAGTCAAACCTTTGGTTCGGAACTAACTTGAAAGACCAATGGAACAACGTTGCTGTTTTGGATATGTACCAATACGACTTGTCTGACAACGTACGTTTCGCAGCTTCTTTCTTCGCAGGTGTTCAGTACGGATTCGGTAACGAAATCGCGTTCTACCAATACACTGCCTAATTAAATAACCAACCCTTGCACGAATAGAGGTAGCGATGTAAAAGTCGCTCCTCTTTTGTGCTAATAAAAATATAAACAATATGGCTTGTGAATTAAGTACAGGATTTACACTCGATTGCAAAGATGGCATCGGTGGTATTAAGCAAATTGTTTTGGTTGACAAAGCAAACGTAACTTCATTTTCTTTTCAAGTAGGAACTGAAATTGTGACTGCAATTAACGCTCTCAATCAGAATGATATTTACACTTACGAACTACCTACTCAAACAGGTTCTTTCGAAGAAACAATCAATTTCAACCGCGACAACGGAACAGTATTTTATACTCAGACCGTTAACGTAATGTTGCACAAATTAAGTTATGCAAAGCGACTAGAATTGCAAAATGTTGCTACTGCACGCGTTATTGTTTTTGTTGAAGATACGAACGGAAATTGGTGGGCTGTTGGTTACGAGTACGGAGCAGACCTTTCTACTGCAACAGCTGCAACTGGAACTGTTTTGGGGGATATGAATGGTTACACTTTGGCTTTCACTCACGAATCAGAAAAGCGCGCTTATAAATTAAATGCTTCTCCAACGAGCATTATAACTGAATAAAAAAAACTTTTACACATAGAGGGATTAAACGTCCCTCTGTGCTGTAATTTTAGCGTAAAGAAAAAAGGGAATGGTTTACCTCAATACAAATACAGCGAATCAATACGCGTGGCTTTCGTTAGATGAAGGTCGCCAGTATTTCAATGTTGCCTTTACGCATTATTTACTTGTTATGACTTACGAAATGACAGGTGAAAAACTCGAGCAAGTAGTTACCGTAATAACCGAAAACGAACGCGTTACAAAAATAAGACTTACCACAGTTGGATTGCTCGATGCAGGTCGTTATCACTACGAAGTGTATGGACAAAACAGCTCAACGAATACAGATCCTACCGACGCTTCCGTAGTTGGTAAGGTTGAGGAAGGATTAATGATTTTATCTAACGGAACAAATTACTTTGACGTTTCAACACCTACTATTCCCGTAGATGTAATTTATACAGGTTACTAATATGAGCAACATTCAAGAAATTCTTTTATCACGTTACGAACCTGTTGAAGCGGTTGAAAAAGAGAATCGTAGCGGTTGGATTGACTATGGAAATAACAACTTGTTTCCTCAGCACTTAATCAACTTATACCACAACTCACCAATTCACAACGCATTGACGAACTCAATCGCGTTTATGATTGAAGGACAAGGGACAGGAACAATCCTAGACAATGCTTTACAAGGTATTTCATTCGACTTAAAACTTCAAGGCGCATTTGTAGCAGAAGTTATTTGGTCAATGGACTTCACTCGCGTTGTACAAATCAACCACTTGCCTTTTGAAAATTGTCGTTTGGCTTACGATCGTGAAGAAGACGAAATAACAGGAATTTTCTATTCTAAAGATTGGGCAAACACACGCTCAAAGAAAGGAAAGCCAGAGTTTATCCCTGCGTTTAATCCTTCAATCGCACAAGAGCAACCACGTCAAGTAATTTACGCTCACGGAATGAGCGCGGGAAGTGTTTACTATCCAAAGCCCGACTACTTCGGTGCGTTGAACTACATTGAGTTGTCTTATCAAATGGGATTGTACCACGTCAATAATATCTTGAATGGTCTTTTCCCTTCTTTCATCATTAACTTCTTAAATGGAATACCACAGAAAGAAGAACGTGAGGCTATCCGTCGCGAATGGGAAACAAGATTAAGCGGTGCGAATAACGCTGGTAAGTTCTTAATGACGTTCAACGAAGACCCAACACGCGCTCCTTCAATTGAAGCGTTTCCTTTGTCGGATGCTGACAAACAATACCAATTCTTAAGCGAAGAAACAGCGAAGCAAATTATGGTTGGTCACCGCGTTGTTTCACCATTGATTCACGGAATCAGAGACACGACAGGATTTGGAAGTAACAAAGACGAAATGTTGGTTGGTTTGGAGATATTCAACAGCCAAGTTATTCGTCCTTATCAAAGAATAATCGAAGAAGTATTTACACCAATTTTAGGCGACGTAAATATAGAGATGAACTCTATCTTCGAAGACGGAATTTCAATCGATTCTAATGCACCTACTGCAGTAATAGACGTACCTTCAACAGACGCGACTGAAACACCAATAGGAATAACTGAAAAAGTTAGTGATGTAACCTACAACGGAGCGCAAATTGCTTCTGCTTTAGAGATTGTTGCAGCGGTTGGACTTGGAACGCTAACGCAAGAACAAGCAATTGTATTCTTAGTTCAATTCTTAGGTCTTGATGTTGACGTTGCGAAGTCAATGTTTCAAACAACAGGTGACGCGGTGGCTAAATTGTCCGCTCAAAAAAAAAAAGTAGTTGCGAAGAAGGCAAAGGATGCGGGTGTTAAGATAAGCAAAGAAGAAGGTGAAGCGTGGCTAAAACACCTACGCGAAAAGGCTGAATACATCAACGAAGAAGAATGGCAATTGCTATCTGATGAAGAAGTAACCAACCCAGAAGACGAAGAAAAGTTCCGTTCTGAATTTATGAGTGTTCGCGGTTATGCAAAACCCGACGAAAAGAGCGACGAAAAAGACACAGGATTGTATAAAGTTCGCTATTACTATTCAAGAAACTACACTTGGAAAGAAGGCGAAATGGTAACGCGCGACTTCTGTCAAGAAATGGTTGCGCTTTCAAAAATGGGTGCGTTATTTAAGTATGAAGATATTATTGCTATGGGTGACGACGGAATAAATGGACAATTCGCTCCAAGTGGTTC